TATTTGATACAAACCATGTTCTATAGAAGCATGAACCGTAGAAGTTGAATCAAATGAAAACCCTTTTAGATAACCATAAGTAGGAGCCATACCTTCAGAACCAAGAGTGTCTTGCACAGAAGGAGTGTAATACGTTTGATCTACTCCGTTTTCATCTGCAGTTACACCAAAAACATTATTAAAAAAAGGTTGGGTCGTACTATCTCCCTGGGCTATTCGTGCCTTAAAAAGCTTTGTATAAGCAGGAGCTTTTATTTCGTTATCTATTGCATTATAACTCAGCACAGGTAGTATTACATACTGACTAGTTAAAGAATCAAAAACAATATTAAAAGGAATGTAGTATTTATTAGGATTATTATCTATATATCGTGCGTCAATTAAGTTTGCTCTCCCCGCTGTGTCAAAACCACCTGATATTAAAACAAATAGGTCCTGACCGAGGCTTGGTGCATAAGTAGATAATATTTTACTAGTTACTAAACTTGTATCTTGAGGTGTTATGTTTTTGTTAGTAGTATAGTTATAGAGCATATATCCTGTAGGTCCTTGAAAAAATGATCCGTTTTCAAATCCAGGAAAATCATATACCTGATTAAGCGGGAGTGCAAAGTCCGAGAATTGAGTTCCATTAACACTGTTTACATCATCAATAAAATTCTGCATCATGTTTTGCCAGTTATGCCCAGCAAAGTCATTAGTTGCATCTCGAAGCAAAGAAAAATGTTGATCTACTCCTCCTATAGGATTTATAGGATGTCTATGAAGACCTGGGCCTAAATACTCATTAGTATTAAATAGATCAGAACCAAAACATATCCCTCTAACATCACCATAACCAGTGCCAATTGTACCACCAGGATAGTTCAAATTTGTTCCTAATATATTCATTGTATCGTGATTCCATACATTTCCTAAAGGAACATCAGGATTATTACAATCTAAAGCATTTACTACTGAACCGATCTCATTTTGATCACCAGAAGTTTCTATAGCTAAATTATGTCTGTTTAAATCAAACAGTAGCATTTGAGCCTCACCTTTACTATAACTAAATACACTAACTATTGAATGATCCTGTATTATTGTATGCTGTGCAAATAATTTTGGGCTAGAATACGAATTAGCATCAGTCATTATGTTCTCTGCTCCATTAGAAGGAGTATACGAAGATCCAGAGTTTCTAGAATATTTTACAACAGACAAACCATCGGATGTCTGTACAAAAATATTATTACCTTGCCTATCTGCTACTTCAAACTCTGAAACACTATTTTTATAAAAAGATAATAATGGATTACCACTTTGATCTGTCATTACAAATGACTCTGCACCAAAAGCAACAGGAGCCTGAGAACTACTAATCAATTTTGCAGTGTTATTTGCTATATAACTTATTGGATTGTAAAAATCATTTAAGTTTATATATGTATTCGTTGATGCACTAATATCTATTACCGCTCCAAAATAAGGTCTAGAAGAATTTTGAACTGATCTATTAGCATATACTCTAACAGGATCAGATGGTGGTGAAAATACTGCAGTCCCATCATTTTTTGTTGCGTATGGATTATAGTTTATTGCAGTATTATTTATAGGGCCGTAAACTACAGGAGCCTCAATTGATGGGGATCCATAACAAGAGTATACTAAACGTCTTATATGTCTTTGATTAATAAGACCATTACCTTGAATAACACCTTCTTTAGTTACTGGTAAATTATATCTTACTATATAATTTTTATTTTTAAATGTGCTAGGCAGTTTAACTCCTAACTCTTCTAGTATTTTATATATAACTTCAGATAGTTTTACGTCTTTTTTAAAACCTCTTATACTAATAGAACTTGAAGAAGAAGATTGTTTTACCTTTTTAAATTTTAACTCAAGACTTCCTTTACATTTATATCTAGAAGAGTATATAGTATTAAAAAATCCTAAAACTTGATCAAAAGCTCTTTCAATTTCTCGTTTATTATTTGCGCTTGCTCCTACAACTTCTATCTCTAAAGATCTATGAGATCCTCTTTTAACATCAGAAATAGCATTTAATAAATCTGAATTATATATTACTGCGGCCATATTTTATTATTTCAAAGGTATTACTTGTAATGCGTATACTTTAACATCTGTAGTAGCTGATACATTTACATCCAGACTTACTTTTATTTTAGTATTCCAGTCTATCTCTAAGTTGTTTGTTAATCCTGATGCTGTATCATCTTGAGTCATATGTATAAAACCAAAAGCAAAATACTTAGCTGTGTCTGTATGCATAAATGTTACTTCGTGATGAACAAATTGATTATTAGGGGCAGTTGTACCTGTTAAAGAAGACGCTAAAACTTGATTACCGTCTAATCCAATTGCAATAGTTTTTGTGTTACCATTACCTGCAGTTGCACAATGAGATACAACTTTAAATCCAGTTCCTATAGGATACTCTCTTAAATCTACATCTATTGACATAACTGACTCGTACGCTCCTGTGCTAGTAACCTGTTCTCCGTTTGTAATATCGTTTGTTAAAAAAGATTTTACACCAGAGCTGTCTCCTGCAGACGCAGAAACATTACTTTCTAAATACCAGGTTCCCATACCATCATTATACAATTTTACAGAAGCTCCATTAGAATTTATAATATGAGTTCTAGATCCTTGTATGGTATTACCCCCAGCAGTAACTAGTGTAATGTTATTTTTTAACGAGTTGTTGTGCTCGTCTTTAATTATATATTTAACAACTTTAGGATTAGAAAGTCTTCCTATAGAAGGTAAGGTTATACTAACAGTATTTCTTCTACAATCAACACCTACTATACCTTTTTCAGATTCTACTAAAGTATATGTAGGAACATCTACAACTGTTCTATTATATTCGCTACCATTTTCTTGAGCTGTTTTATAAGCTAAAGGAGTTAAAGCAGCATCTTGAGCTCTTAGGTCTAATGCATCTTTAGTAGATGCAGCTCTAAGAATTCCTGCAGAACTTTCACTTGCAAAAACAACATTTGTATTTAAAATAGCATACTGATGTCCTGCCTCACCATGAGTACCTCCTGCAGAATCTTCTATACAAAGAAGTAAATCTCCTTTTTGTACTTCAGGACCATTAGTTGCAAAAATAGTATGAGTTTTTTGAACAATAAAAGTTTCCCCAGCAGTTGCTTTTGGATAACCACTATCTCCTGAATTCTTTTTAACTTTTTTTAATACTTGTCTTAACTCGGTATCTACAAAATTTTTATCTACAACATCTGTAGATTTAAAACTAGAAGGACTTCTTCTGTAAGACAGCGGAGCCTCTAACATACTTGTACCATCATTTTTAATTACATTATGTAATGCAGTATCTACGTAGTGTTTTGTAGTTAAATGATTTCTATTTTTAGGATCGTGCGCTATAACAGGACTGTTAAATCTGTTAAAATTTTTCTTAAGAGTACTAGTTTCTACTTTATTAGCAACAGTTTTAATCTGAGAAGACACTCTTTTTATAGAAGATTCTAACTCACTTAAAAGAGCTTGCTTACTAATTGTTTTAGTGTGGCCATTTTGAACGATAGTAATTAAATCTCCTCTACCGCTTTTATGGGATCTTGGTAAATCTTTTATTTTTGTCATGTTTTAAATTTTTATCAATATGAACTACTACCACTACTACCTCTACTACTACCTCCACTGCTACTACCGCTACCTCCTCTAGTAGGTCTAGGTAATACTGGATTTCCAGGAGTTGGTCCGCTGTCAGGTAGTGGAGTACCTCCAGTTGAACCATTACCTAAATCTAAGTTACTTCCATCTTCTAAAACTATAGGCATGTTATCATCACCACTTATTATAGATGGGTATTTAGTGACTTTTAAATATGTGTCTTTATAATTAAATTTAAGTTCTATAGCAATATAATCTAAAATTCTATTATAACAATCGATTTGGTCTTGGGTTAAAGTTGGGCAAAACTTACCATCTACTCCACCTGATATAGTAGGAGAGTCTATAGTTATAAATCTACCAGTTGTGTAAATTTTTTCTCCATTATAAAGAGTTCCTACGTCTTTGAATTTAAACGTTAGTGTAGTTTGCCCTTGATATGCAGTATCGTATTCAGCAAATCCAGTAGTCTGCTGCATAGTAACTCTTATTCTAGAACTACCAACTCCTGCTGAATAATAATAAACGCTTTTGTCTTCTAGTAAACCATCTGCATTATTATATGGCCCCCTAACTCCTAAAAAACTGTTATCAGTTTGCATGTTACTGTGATTTTCTGCAGTGCTTATAGTTTGTGGTGCAGTTAAATTTCCGTCAGCTATATTTTTTCTTTTTACATCTCCTTGAAACCCATATCTAAAAAAAGAATTTTGAGTTTGCCATACTATTAAAGACTCTCCAAGATATAAATCTCCATCCCATTGAGGCCAATAAGCTATACCTATTTTAGCTAAGGGAACCATTTCTCCATGCTTATTTCTAGTCCAAAAATATTCAAAATGAGTACAACCCCATTCACCAGGAAGATTAACAAAATTGTCTATATCTATTTGTATAGATATATCATTAGGATCTTGAGGTTCTACAGGAGTACAAGTAGGTACTCCACTTCCTAACATTTCTAGCCAATAAGATATAACAGATAATTTTTTATTTACATTTGGTTTTATGTTTGCAGTATTCAACCCTTGAATTACAGAAGAAGAATACTCATGAAACTTATCTTGAGCCTGTTGTAATTTTAAATTTAATGTTTCTGTAATAGTAGCCATAGTAAATATTATTTTGCAAAACTAAGAATTTTTCTTAGATTTGTTAGGATTTTTTCAAATTTTTTCGCATCAGGAACAAATGAATCTTTATCAAGATTATCAAAATTTTGTAAGAATAATTTACCTGTAGTTGGTGTAATGTAGTATCCGTTAGAGATATAAAGATTGGGATTATTATCATCTCGTGCTTCTAAACTTCCTTGTTCACCTTCAACGTAAGCTAAATGAGACAGATGCAGTACTCCAAATCCTGCACTAAGTTCTGGAAGATTGTAACCGTTTTCACATTGATCTGAAGGAGTAAATACAGGTGCCATTGAAAAAGTGTCTATGTCAACAATCTCACTACTAGCATTTTCAACACACTGTCCCACCAAAGCCTGTCCTGCACTCCAGCCGCCTTCTATACATAAAGAAGAGTCGTTTATGTAATAACAACCGTGCTCTATATTTTCTATACATATAAATTTAGGTCCAGCATTAACCCCTTCTTCTGGCATCATTTCTAATAATGCTTGAAAATGCCTCTGTATATTATTTTCTGAATTTACATTAGGATTTATTGTACCAGATGGTGTTACAAACTCGTTAGCCAAAAGTATTTGCTCTATATTAGCTATACCATTACATACAAATTCATCTGTGCTTGCACAAACTGGTATAGCAGTAGACTGAGGGCATTTACCACCATCGCATAAAGTGTACTCTCCTCCAAATAATCTAGGAATATTGTAAAGCAAGTTCTGTGAAAAGGGGATTGAAAAGTTGCTGTTTACTCCTGCTTGCGTGCTGTTTAACACACCAAAGTGACTATGTATAGTAGCCTCTTGAGCAAGATTATAAACTTTGTCTTCGCAATATTCTATGTGATCTCTAGCTGTATTAGTATTAAAATACTCTTCAGTTCTTAGATTAATAGACTCTCCAAATTCTTTTGCTACTAATAAATGGCCCATGCCTGATAGTATATTTGCCCGCATTAAAAGAATTTGATCAGGACTAAAAGCAGTTCTTACTTTTTCAGCTGCTGGGCTAGCGTGGCAGCAGGCGGAATCTGATTCACTGCTATTACTACGAGGAACAGTTCTATCTGTCGCATGAACTGTAAAAGCGCCAACATCGTCAGCCCTTAGATAGTGTAATGGATCTAAACGGTACGACATAATATTACTAAGATTTCCAGGATTCATTACTCCCCATTTAGGAGACTCTTTACCTTGTAAAGTAAGACCTTTGAAATCTCGAAGATGCGACATAACACTCATATTATTCGGAACTGTTACTCCATTCCAAAGAAAACCATAACGCATTCCTTCATCATTCCAATTATTGCCGCTTGCCGCCATAGTGATTGCATAATGGTCAGTATTCATTTGAGTATGCAAATTCACTAAAAAAGGATTATAATAATCAGAGGATGGATTCTCACTTCCAAATGTAAATCTATGATCATAGAAAAATTGATGGGCTTCGTACGTTGCAGGAATATCTTGTGTAAAGTTACCTGCTAAATCTCTAGCAGGCTGAAAAGTTCCTTCCATAGTTACTGAGTCACCCACATACCCTAATGTATTTGCAGCTCTTCCATTTTCTTCAGATGCTGCTTGCCAATCAAATTTAAAATTAGCATACTGATCTCCATAAGCAAATATACCTACGTATCCAACTCCTATAGGCAGTTGCATAAAATGTATAGGATCTGTAGATAATGTATCACCTTCAGAATATCCTCCAGGATAAGGTTTGTATCCAAATGGAGTATTATAAAAATAAAAATCGAATGCATGCGGAAATCCTACCAAACCAAATTTATGCCCTATACAAGTTACATGTGTCCAACCATGGCCAATGTCTTCTCTAGGCGTTTCAGATGTCATAGGATAATATATATCTGCGTCGCTATCGTACATATACTGTCCCATCTCTCTCCTTAGAGGAGCATCCTGTGCGTATCTATCATAAGCATTTGATACATAACTTAGACTTTTGTTACTTCCATAAGGCGTTGTGCTAGCACCAGAAGCTGGTTTAACATATGGTTCAGCATTCCAATACCCATAAATGTCCACATCTACAGCTCCTTCATACCCATCAGCTAATAAATATCTTTTATAATCATTATTAGGAAAAGATGCCAAAGAGTCGTTAACATGCACACCAGTGGAATCCATATATATGTCAGTATTATTAAGAACAGTTGGCCAAGCTATAGAACCTCCCATACTTTGTACTATTTCTTCTGGTAAACTTCTTGCAATAGTTCGTAATTTTTCTGCATCAGAATTTACAGGATAATTATCTGCGTCTATAAAAGCTTGTAATTGATTTGTATTACCAGGACCAAAACCAGTTCTCTGTGCATCTATTGGTTTATATGTAACTGCTTGTCCATTAACATAATATTCTTGATATGCATATAAACAAGGACACAAAGGATTACCCTCATTATCAAACTCGTCATATAATTTAGTTACAGGCCAGTTTTCTGGAAAAGGTCTATTTTTAGGGTCTCTCCAATTTACATTAGCAAACCAAAAAGGATCAAATACATCAGAAGGCGTACCATCTTCATTAGGAACACAGAATGGAACTCTACTAGTAATAGCTGGACCTTTTCTGTTTGCAGGTATAGTTTCTTCTACAAATGTTATTGGGCTATTGTAAAGAACTTTTCTTACAGGCAGAACTCCAAAAGGAGTGCCAGGAGGTGTTAACGTAACATCGTTTTCTATTTCATAAGAATTTGCTGAATACGAAGTTGTACCTGGAGTTACTATTGCTATGTTTCCATTACTCATATTCTGTGCTACTGCGCAATTTCCATTTGTATCTTCAATTGCCATCGCATTACTTGGAGCACCAGTAGATATATCCTCACAAGTTGTAGATGACCACAAACAAACCTGTTCGTTACTGTCGTAAACATTGTCAAACTGAGTGCCACCAAAAGCAGCTAAAGTAATAAGTCTGTAGCGTATTAGATCTGTTCTTGTAGGTAAAACCCAATCAGTATAATTTGTATATGCTAAATTACTTGCTATTGTTTCTGCTTCAGATTTATTTAACCATTGCCCATTACTAAGTAGTGGAGAGTTATAAGAAAGATCTGGAAATACAGTTAAATACTTATCACTACCTTCAGTAAATGCTCGTATAACAAATCCTCCCAACTCAGGATAATGTATATCATCATATGTAATCCCTTGAGTACTATAATTACCAAGAACGGTATGAAAGTCATCCCACGTAGGTAAAGAAGAAGTTGTTGTACTTCGACTTGCTGCTGGTGCAGTAGGAGTAGTTAAAATACCGTCTACTAAATCTGTAGTAGGATTAACAACATAGACAGGTTTACCTCCTTGAGCCTCAGGTACGTTATTACCATTATCATCTAATAAAATATAACTGTCTCCCCATAAAGAATCTACACTAATCGTCATTGCTAAATATTTATTTAAAATAATAAATGATTTAGCTTGGTCAGCTGCCGATGAGTTGCCGCGACCAGGGGCCTCTTGATCAGCTGCGCCTGGAATTATCTCAGGCCAACTATGAGTAATAAAAAAGTCTTGATCTACATCTCCTGTATTAAAAATAATTTTTCTATTATAATTATTTGTTATGTCTTTAGGAACTTTATCAAATAACATTTGAAGATATATTTTCTCATCATTTGATATATCTTTATAATCTTGCGTCTCCCCAAATCTATCCTCATATGTAAAAGGAGGTATATAGGTGTCAGCATTTTTAAACCAAGATTTTTTTGTATTTATAAAAGGTAATAAGGAATCTTTTGTAGACTTATAACCACTTTGTTGTGTATGCAATAACCCTAAAGTGTGTCCAAGCTCATGAGCTAATACAGTAGCGACCCCTACAATACTCATGCTAGTGCTAGTACTATCTGCTGTATTCCACGGCACCTCTTTAGTACCGTTAGTAGCAGGATAGTTATTATACATATTAACTATATTATTAGCGTTTATGTATGAGAATTTATTAGGAGGAAATGGAAATTGAGCCTGAGCACCTCCCCTATTTCCAGAAAATAAAATATTAATAACAGGAAGTCTGTCTACAGTACTCACCATACCGCTTATTGATCCTAAAGTTGGGCTAAGAAATCCTGCATTTGATGACGCTCTATCAAGACTCGATTGTCTAAGATTAATTGCAGAACCATTACTTCCCAAATAATAAGGATCTATCACATTATCATACACTGTTCCATCTGCAAATTCTTTTCCTGAATCTGATAGATTCATAGTATGTCTAACAAATTCTCTATACCCTGCGTCTCCTGGCATAAGAGGGTCGGCACCTCCGTATTTATCCGCACTGTATCTAAATATAGCCCCATAAGGTCCTGTAGTAAAATATTCATCAGAAGAAGTTCCTTCAGTAAGGTTAGCAATTGCGTGAGTACTAAAATTAACTGTTGCATGCTGCTGGCATAAGTATTCCCCTGTAAAATTTTCTGCTTTGTATTTAGTTATATCAGTTACTATTTCTTGTTTGCTATGATTGTAAAGAATACCGCTGTTGTGGGTTGTTTGAAATGTATTAAGAACACCGCCTTCTGCTAAAGAACCTGTATAATCCTGTCCAAAACCCTGATCACCATACAGCTGGTCAGACATATATGCCTCTGGAAATATAGTATCAGGTCTAAAAGTAGAAGATCTTTCGTCTAGCCAACTACTATTCCAGTCAATAAAACCTTCTGCGTTTGTAGGATCAAGCGCTGCTTCTGTAACAGCGTCATTTTGTCCCATAGGTTTTAGACAAAAAGGCATTTGAAAAAGTGGATTTAAAAGTGATTTAGGTATTTTATGTATTAATTTAAATCTAATACCAGAATCTACACCGTGTCCAGCAGCATCTATAGCCCTAGGAATATTTTTAGTAATATTAGAAATCCCTGCATAAGCTGTATCACCATATAGATTTTCCCATGTACCTGCAAACATACTATTTACAACTTCTATCATTTCAGAAAAATCCTGATCACTGTATGCATCCCACCCATCTCTATCGGCCTGTCGCGTATGAATTATAATAGGAATATAAATCAACTCTTCATCTGTATATGTTGTAGTACGAGAATTACCAGATCTTGCTGCCCTTTCTTTTTGTTTATCCCTTTCTTTATTTATTTCTTTTTTGAATTTTTGAGGATAATCTCCCATACGAAGACTTTGAGCTTCTGACATATCAAAGTCACAGTAAATCGAATTACCCTGCTCGTCAGTATCAAATAGTCTACCTTCTAAATTTATATTATCTTTTTCTGTTGACATTAAAGTATTATATATTAGTTATCCCTAAAAGGTTTTGTAAATAAAGTATTTGTCCTTGAAGTGTAATTTCTTCCTCTGTAAAATTAGTGCTACTAAAATCTACCTGACTTTGAAAAGAATTGATATGGTATTGTATATCATTAGTACTTAAAATATTTCCAAACTCTTCACAGTCAATATCAAATACCACAGGCTCTATTACTACGTTTTGTGGTATAGTGTATATGCTTAAAAATGTCCATATAAAAGTAGCGCTTTCATAAGTATATGTGCAGTCAAACTGCGATCTAACTCTTCTTATTTGTTCCATAGTAGCAGTAATATTATCAGAAGGATAAAACCCCATAAAATTATCTAAAACTAATAAAGGAGAATCTATCATACAAGAAGCCTGAAAAGTTGCTGTAGAATCAAGACCTTCTGCTAAAGTAATTTTATTATTGTCACTAACACACTCTCCTCCTCCAGAGCTGCCTCCTGATAATATGCAGTTATTTGAAGGACAACTGGTTGATAACAAAGAATCAAAAATTAAACCTGAAGAAGAACTAGGCGCAGTAGGGCTATTAAATAAACCTAAACAATGTCCCATACCTCTATATACATCTGTTGTTTGTGATGGGAGAGTGTAAGCATGTGATAATACTTGATCTGAATATAAAGACTCCCCTTCAAACTCTTTAATAGACCACATAGAACAAACCAGTCCAAACTGTTTATTTTTAATCATATGGAGTGCAGGATTAATAGAATATATAGGCATACTATAATCGCCAGTAGACTTTCTTACCCCATCAAAATCTAACCCCGCTATATCATGCACTAAAAAAATATTAAAATGATCTATAAAAGAGTATGTAGACATTATACCATCTACTGTAGTTCCTGGAATATGAGTACCGTTTATATCTTGTTCAAGATAAGAAACTTTATAAGTATTATCACTGTATGAATATTTTTGACCACTAGTTCTTGTTTCTTTATAACCACTTAAATCTTGCTCTAATATAGTAACATCAAAAACTATATTAAACAAACTCCAAAAATTATTTAATGCTGCCACAAAAGATTGCAAACTTTGTTGACTAGGTGAATACATTTTTTGGTTAGTGTCTTTATCTCTATAATAGCAAACATGAACTACAGTAGGTATTACCACAGCAACATCCAAATCATTTGCCAAAACACTACTATCTAAACTTAAATTGTATGCTTTTAATTGAAGTATATCGCTTGTATTATGCATTGCAGCTCTAAGTAAAAATTCAGAGCTATCCTGAGGTATGTTATATTGAGTTTCAGGCATTTTTTAAATTTTGTAATAATACATTATAAAAAGCAACATCTTTTATATCTTGATCATCGCAGTCTTCGCATCTAAAATCTAAAGTAGTTAAATATTCGTCTACCTTGTTTTGAATATTACATATAGAGTTAAACTGAACCACTGTTGACGTGTTATAATCTATGTTATCACCTCCACTACCATGACCATATAAACCAGCACCAACAACGTATACATGATCTTGTACTGACTCCCATTCATCAAGATTCTCTAATACATAATTTTTTTCTGCAACTGTTAGTCCTAAACTACCATAAACTTGTTGTATATTATTGTAAAATGCAATGTATAACTCACTATGTGGTATAACCATTCTTACATCTGCAACATCATTATCTATAACAAAATTTGCATAAAAGCTCATTTCGGTAGAAAAAACTGCAATAGGATTTATTACTTTAGTTTCTCCTGAAGGAGAGACTGTTACATTAAAATAACATTGTATAGTAAATATTAATACTTTATCTGTAGAAGTAGGATTAGGCCCTGCTGTATTTCCCCACCCTGTAGGGTTAGTTTCGCTATAAGCTCCTGATGCTTCAGAAATAACTAAATTTTTACAGTCCCCTGATGTTTTTATGTTTAACTTTAATTCTAATGCCATAGGTAAAAATTAAAAAAGGGCAGACAGAAAAGCTGCCTGCCCTTTAATTGTATAAAAATTATAAGAGTATTAATCCCAGTCAGTGATTGTGTTAGCTGCACCTCCAAATAAATCAGTAACATCTTCGTTACCATTACCTGTTTTAGCTGCTAAAACAATTTGAGCTCGTCCTACACCTGATCCTGAAACTGCATATTTTGGATCTGATAGTTTAACATCTATAAACAAAGTGTTATAGTATAAACTAGCATCTGCAAATAATGCAACATCATCACCGTTATTAGGCATAACCCCGTGACGGTAAGGAGCACCAGCAGAACCAATAGAGAACCATTCCATTTCTGCAATTTGTCGTCCATGTCCTTCACCTGGATCTGGAGCCGTTGATGTAGCTACAGCAGTAGTAGAACCAAAACCATCAATAGTTACATCAAAAGTAATTTGAGCATCTTTGAAAAGACCTAGTTTCCATTCTTGTTCGATACCTGTAATAGTGATACCCCAAGAACCTGCTGCTGCTTGAGCTGCAGTCATTTGACCACAAGTTTGAGTTGCTGCGTCAGCACCTTGGTAAGGCTGATCTAAATAAATATTAGCGCCGTCTACTGATTCAACTTTATAAAGAGGAACATTAGTGTTAGTAGCATGTCCAACTTTTACATACTCACCAGCAACTAATCCGTGGTTAGTAGCACTAGCAAGAGCGTAGTCAGAACCACTGTAGAAAGAAATTGTAGCAGGAGATCCACCTAATGCAGCAGAAGTACCTGAAGAATATCTTTGAACTAAAGCACTAGCTCGTTTCTTACCTGAAGTTTTACCATTAAACTTCTCTATAGCAGACATTTTTTGAACTAAGTTATCTACGATTTCTACTTCAGTTGCAGAAGCATCTGAAACATATTCAAAGAAATGTAAGTCTGATTGTTTAGAGAATAAATCTACATTGTTAGTAAAGTTTACTCGAACAGTGTATCGATTTGAGTTAATAGCTTCGATTGAACCTGCAGCACCTGTATAACCAAATCCTGTAACTTGTTCAGCTCTTGAAGCATCTAATGCAGCCTCAACTTTAATTATATCATCATAATTAAAAACAGGAGACCATCGGTAACTACCGTCTGAATCTTTTTGTCCAATTTTAACAAGTGTGCCTGCAGCAATTGCATCAGTATAGTTACCTGTAGCACCTTTTTCAATTGCACCTGTTGTTGCGTTTGCAATAATAAGATCTCCTGCAGTTGCTTCTCCTATTGAACTAGTTTCAATAGCTGCACCACTACCAGCATCTCTCTGTACAAACACGTGTAAAGAATTATCTGTTTTAAACATTTGTTTTCTATTTTAAAAATTAATTAATTATTAAGCTAAATCAGGGTATGAAGCAACTGCATCTGCATTATTGCCTGTAGCTCCTGACGCCATACTTATTATAGCCCAACCATCTGCTGTCCACATAAGCATATAATTTGCACCTATATCTGTAGTTGCAATTGTTGAATACGCGCCTGAAGTAGTTGCTGGAGTTAAAGTTACAGTATTATTAGTAGAAGATACAAATATCTTTACTTGTCCTACTGCAGTACCGTTAGCTAAAGTTACTCCTTCATCGCCATCATGATCAAGGATAGTAACTGGTACAGTAATACTGCATGCAGCAGAATCCGTACTAACAGTTTCCGATCCTAGAACAAGACCTCCAGTAGCAGTTGCAACCCCAGTAACACCTAAAGTACTAGCAGCGGTTAAAGCACCTGCAATGGATTGAGCGTTAGAGTCTGATAGACTCACATAGTCTCCCGCAAGATCATTAAAATCCTGTGCTCGAACGGGAGTATTACCAACTAGTCCTGCTGCATTTTTGCGAGGAGCTACATTGGCATTTGTTATTTTTGCTGTTCTTGCCATTTTATTCTATTTCGTTAAGTTCTATTTTACTTGTTTGGTATCGTGGTTGCTCTACATTTTCTAAAGCTTCTACGACAGCCATCTTGACAATCTCGTTATGTGTATGATTTGGTAATATACAATCTTGCTCAGGACCAATAGGCAAAGGATGTCTAATATATCTTATATAATAATCAGTTGCATATTGATCTTCTCCAGTAATTAATTCAACTATGTTAGAATAGTTTGATCCTCCATAATCTAATCTATAAACAGTGTCTTTTCCAGGCTTGTTAAAAGGATCGTCCATAATTTTATTATAACGATCATGAGTTATTGGTTTAACACTAACTCTTCTTCCTGAACCTTCAACGTTACTAGTACGAATATATGCCTCTTCCTGTATAGAATGTCTATAATCATCAGGTAATGTAACAAATCTACCATTTGGTTTATTTGTAGCTACTGATGAAGAAGAAGACATTTGAACTCCCACAATTAAAGATCTTAAATCATCTCTACGCTTTTGATCTTCTTCAAAACCAGTACGTCTAACATTATTGCCAAATGCACGTTTAGATACAAACTTCTCTTGAGATATATTCAAAAAATGATCTATCTCTTCTATTAGAAAAGAAGGAGCGTCAAAAGAATCTCCTTTATCTACTAAAAGTTTAAACTCTGCATGCATTTGTGCTCTAGTCATACTATTTGCCTATAGACAGTTTACCTTTTAAATCTAAATACACTTCCTGATTGTCAGGATTTTGTAAATATTCAATCGTTTGCTCAAGTGTATATCCTACAATGTCTCCACCAGGAAGTTGATATTTAGTACCATTCTTTACAAGAACTCTTGCAGATGTGCAATCGTCAATAAAAGCTCTCATTTTAAATGTAGGATCTTCTACAGTATTTAAGAAATTCTGAGGATCATCTGATACGATTTTATCCAGTTGCGATTCAACAAAGTCTACAGACGCATCGTCTCCAGCTCGTTTACCCATAACTTTAAGAACATCTTGCATTTCTGTAGTAGACATGTTACTAAATACTTTGTAAGCTTTACGCTTAAGTTTAGATTTCTTATTTTCAACTCTGGCTTCTTGCTCTTGTGAAGTCATTACATATTCTGCAAATGGAGAATCAAATCTTTCCATTTCAGAATTTGCAACTCTTTGGTGAGCTTTTAAAACCAAATATTTTAACTCATCTTCTGGGAAACTAAGATCAAGAATGACTCCATCTTTAGGCACATCAATTCTAAACATAGTCCAATAATCTCTATTGTATCTAGATAATGTACCAGGAGACATGCTCATTTTGTCTTCAAGACGTCTCTCATCTTCCTCAGTTAAACCAGTGTTAAGTACTCCTGTACCTCTTGCAGCTTGAACAGTTAAACGTTCAAAACATTTAGAGTAGCGGATGGCCCCGTCGTGATCGTCGGGCAGCCATCCATTTCTCTTAATAGGTTTTAAAGTAACCTTATCTGGTGTTGTATTTATAATAACACTTTCTTCCTTCACTGCAGGAGTAGTCTCTGTTTTTACAGTTTCTTTCTTTGCCATCTTCTTTCGTGTTTATATTAATTTATTATTCTATTATACTGCAGATGAGTAAATCAATTCAGCACAAGACATTGGGTTTGCAATAAGCACACCTTGTTGAGCTTGAGCAAATAGTTGATAACCATCTACTGCAGAAGCAGATCCTTTAGCAAAAGAAGTGTTAGGACCAAGTGGTGAAGTAGAACCAGCTACGTGCCACATTAATTCTTTACGTCCTTTAGGATATACTCTACGAATATTCTTCTCACCGCCTGAAGTACCCATGTTAAGGATAGTGTAACGGTAAGATTCAGTGAAACCACCTTTTGGGTGTGGTACACGGTTACGTACTTCATCATCATACATTGGTAAGTGAACTAAAGTAAATCGGATACCTTGTGGCCCCATAAACTCTCTGTACTGACCTTGGAATGATAAGTTTTGTCCAGATCCACCAATTCTTTTAGAATCTAATGGTTGGAAACGAGCAGCGTGGTTTTCAAGAGCTCTATGGAATTGTACCATACCTCTTTCACCTGTAAACGCTACGAAGTGACGTTGATCTTCTGGAAGAATGTTAATTGATAAATTCAATAATACATCTTCTAAATAATCAATTGAGAAATCAGTGTAGTGGAACTTGTAAGACGGTGAGATTTGCTCACGTAATCCTGCACCTTCAATAATTGGAGAACCAGAATCACCCATCATAGAGTAAGTACCATTATTCTGTTTGTTAGACTTAGCAAAGAATAACATTCTTTCTTTTTCTTTCATCCACTGACACATAAACTCGTATTCAGCATATTGAGTCCAGATCTTAGTAGTCTTGTTAGACTTAGGATCCATCATCTCAATAACTAAAGGACGTTGGTGCATGTTACCAGGAATAGTATAAGTCTTAGATAAGAAAGACATAGCATTACGCATTTTAAATGGAGAGTTGTAGCTCGTTTCACCATACGTTCTGTTTAATGTTCTTTCTTGTGGAGAGTACTCTTTACTTGCTTTAGATCCCACAGCTAATAATGAAGGAGCAATAAAGTCCTCTGGGTTACCAGACATCAATTGACATGGATAAACAAATGAAGTACCTGACATGTAAGGCTCACGCATTACACGAACAGCAGTTTCACCGTCATCTAAAACCAATTTATCAGTAACTGCAAAATACTTTTCAGCAAAAGTAATTAAAACTTCTGCACCATATCGACCTGGAGTTGCTCCAGAAGGTGCTGCTGTAATAGTAATTGCACGCTCGTCGTCCCCTTTCAGGTACCACTCGTAATCATTATCATCTGGAAGTTCTTGCTCGCCTCCACCAATTGATAAAAAATAATCTAAACCAGCATACTGGTTTAATCCAAAAACTCTACTAATGATGTTTGACACCAATGTAGGTTCTTGCGCAAATACGCTTCCTAGGTGGTTCTCAGTTGTTAAGCCAGACCAACTCTTAGGAGCATACATTTGTAATGAACTAATGTTGTTTGCCATTTTGAATTAATTTAATTATTACTTGTTGTTTATATAAATAGCTCCTATCGCAGAGATTTTCTCATAGTGTCAAAATCAACATTTTTTGAGGTACCTCTACTTGGTCTGGAACCAGTTTTTTTCGTACTCTTTATCGCATCAGCTAACTTCCGTGTTGATTTGGTAGTCGACTGGCGCTCAAACGCTGAAAAATCCCACTTAAGGACTGTCGCTAAATATGCTATTTTTAAATCGAACTCAGGATCTTTTTCTCTCATTCTCATGATTTCATTTTTTCCTTGTTTGTCCAACTTAGTTATACCCTTATACAAATTGTCTTTATCTTTAGGAGACAAATTAAATCCAGGTAAAATTTCTTCTTTTTTTCCAATATGATCTTTAAGATCTACAAGCCATTTTTCATGCGCTTCAATTCTTTGCTTTTGCTCTTCTTTTTGAGCTTTAATCATATTTTCTTTTTCATTCTTTTGTAAGTCTTTTAATGAAGCAAGCGCGTCTTCTGCTTCTTCATACAAAACTCCAGTGTCTTCGTATCTTTCTAACTTACGAGTAATTCTTTCATCAGACCACCCGCTTCTAGAAAGTAAATCTTTTATAAGCATTTTTTGTAGACTCCCATTCTCTTTTAAAGATTCTGCAGTAACATTCTCGTAAGATTTCTCACCTGCGCTCATGTTAATTAAGTCATACATGTTTACACCTGCTTCGTAGTTATCTAGTAAATACTTGATCTCTTCAGGCATATTTTCTTTATACTCTTCTACTTTACTAGTAATAGTTTCTTGAACTTTATCTAGTAACCATTCTTCTGAGTTTTCAAACTCTTCATCTTTAAAGTCAATTAAACCGCTATCTCTTTGGATTTCTGCGAACACTTTAAGTGCTGCGCCGTCATCTTCAGTATCTTGTTCAGTTTCGCTTGCTTCAGTTGTTTCTGAAACTTGCTCCTCTGTATTTTCTTCAACAGTTTCTGCTTGCGGTTCATCTTCTTTAACTTCTTCTTCAGAGGCTTCCTCTTCTTTTACTTTTGGCTCAGGTATTTCGTCAACCTCTTGTATTTTTAACTCAGGGTTAAAAATTCCAGGATCTTCCGTTTTAGTCTCTTCACCTGCAGCCTCTGGCTGCTTTTCCTCTGCTTTTGGACTTGAAGTAATACTATCAAGTACGCTTAAATCCAATCCTTCTAAAATGTTATCTTCTCCTATTGCCATAGAATTTTATTTATTAAGTGACAAAAATAATTATTTTAAGTTATTTTACAACACCTTGCCACCGTAGTGTATGCAAAATTAATTTGTATTTATAGCTAAAATCTAATTTTGCAGATTAGATTTATTGTTTGCTTTTTTTACTTTTTCTCTTTCTATAGATTCTTTAGCTTGATTTTGACGTCTAGTCTCTCCAAGTTTTTCTCGCTCTAAATTTAGTTTAGCTATATCTATATCGTCTCTTATGTTATTATTATTAGCATCTCTATCTTGAGCTTTGCTTTCTGCATTAATCAATGCTACTTCTACTTTCGTTTGGTTGTCTTGCGAATTTCTGGCATCTTCTCTATTTTCTTTTTCGATCTCGAACTGCATTTGCATCTGCTGCTGTTGTTGTTGCATTTGCATTTGTTGTTGTTGCAGCATTTCATTTCGCTGTTGAGTTTCTGCCTCTGAACGTTTAAGGTTGTGACGTAAGTCTGCAAGAGAGCTTGCATTATAAATTTGTACAACATCTGACAATGACATTTTATCATTTTGTAAAGCTGCATGAGTAAGTTGTTTTAGAGCTTCGATAGCCATGTTATCTTTAGCTGAGTTAGAAACAAATAATCCGTATTCAGAATTTTTAAATTCATCACCGTTTAATTTAAAGAATACATTTGCTAAATCATCTGTCATGTATTGGAATCGTTTAGACTTACCTTTGTAAACATCTTTAGATACGTTTAACAAACATTCCATAACTCTAACCTTTGTTTGGTTATGCACTTCATACCACTTTTCAGTGATGTAAGAAGATTGTTGTACAGATCTTTCTGTGTTACCAACTAACTCAGAAGTAGAGATAGATCCCATTCTTTGAGGAGTTACACCTGCTAGATTGTGGATCTTTTGCTCTGTAAATTCTAATAGCTGTATATGTTGTTGAATATGATTACCAGTTTCCATATCTATCACTTTGTTCTGTGTAGATATGTTACCTGCTAATTTACCAGTGGATTGTCCTTTTTTACCTTCGTTAAACGAGTCAACAAAACCAAACTTCATTGACTGTGCATAGTACATCCACTTTTCTATTTCCCATCCATCAGGAACTAGTGACAAATCTATAAGTGCAATCTTACCTTGGTTAGATGCAATAGCTAATTCTAACCTGTACCACAGTGTTATGTACATATACACCCATGGAACTAATCTGTCCATTAAAGAAACAGATTGCGCATTGTTTGCATTATATATTGTTCCAACATATCCAGAGCTGCACATAGATACATTATCCATGTGTCTAAATTGTTGTGGTCTTACTCTAATATTAATGTATGTGTTTTCTCCGATCTTTGTTCCTTCCCAATACTCGTTAATCCACATCCATTCTATAGACTCTCCTATAGATTCATTTATCTTATAGGTTTCTCCTACCATCATCTCTTGAGGCATACCTAACTCATCATAGTAAGTAAGTCTACCTATTTTTCTCATAGACTTCCACACCACTTTAGTTACACGTATGTTTCCATCTTGATCGTAGTAGTTAAATAAACTAGAATTACCGTCATTACCTTCACGGTTTTCTATATATAACTTTTCTTGTGCAGGATAATTAAGTATACTCTGACTATCTATAGATCCTCTGTTACCTTGCTCTTTTTCTAACTTGTCTATTTGAGCAGGAGTTAGATCTTCGTAAAAATTGTCTATAACAGTATTGATAGACATAAATGTATCTTCTACAATTATGTCTGCGTTATCTACGTAATCTTCATTGTGCGGCAGTAAACAATAAAATTCTAATGGGTTAACTCTTCTTACAGTAGGCTCATTAGATATTTCTTCTACACAGTATATTTCTTCACCTGCAATTAAAGCATCCTCCCATCCCTTAGCAAATTTAACTTTTAAATTCTGATCTCTTTCAAGAAAATTTAAGAGCTTGTTTGCAATAGATTCATTCATATCTTGAAAATCGTAATCAAAATACTTTTGAATCCTTTTTAATTCTTCTGGGATATTTTGTTGAGCGGCGTTAAGTAATTGTTGCTGCTCTTCAGGGTTTTGTGGTTCAGCCTGCTGCGACATGAATTGTTGCATAGACTGTTGCATTAAACCTTGAAAATAAGAAAGCACTCTATCTTTCTTCTCTTCTTCTTTAGAGGTTATAGCCTCTTCGTTTATAGATCTGACTATAACAGTGAATGCTCTTTTAGCTTCTTCACCGAACAGTAGATTAAATATAGGAGATACTACATCATAGTATTGTAGAGTAGCAGGAAGTTCTGCAACCCCTCCTAATCCTAGAGGATCAGTTACATATTCTAGATCTTTCTTGTCGAACTTACCGTTATACAAATCGTAGTTCCGCTTTTTCTTAAAGCGAGAACTACGTCGTGTATGATCGTAAATACCTACTAAGCCTAATCCAGCTTCTATGCAATCTTCTCCCCACTTCTGAGTCTTTTTCCTTCGACTCAGTTTTTGTCTGGGAAAATCTAAATGAGGCATAAATTAGTTTTAGTCTACTTCTAATAGCATAAATTCTACTATCGGAGTATTTGCTGATGATTTACATTGAATCTTTGTATTGTCTGCTGACGGATAGAAAGCAAATTCTCCTGGAGCTAGTCTACAGAATATTTGGTCACCATCGTCTGCAAAAATTAAAGAATCTGTTGCATCTGGATTTTTTAGGTATACATAAGCTTTCTTACCACCATCTGTAGAACCTGCTAAAGCTTCTACGTTAATGTCTGCGTAAGAAGTACTTGTTACCATTGTTGTTAAACCTTGTCGGTTATCACCATTTATAGTAAGAGCATCTGTTACAGTTCTTGACACATTAACCATGTCAAATAAATCTGTACTGCTGATGCTAAATGTTACGTTTAAAGTTGCGTCTGCCATGTCTTAAATATTTTTAAAATTATGCTGCTTTATCAAATAGAAGGAATTCTACTGTTGGATTACCTGTTGCTGGCTCTACATCTATTCCTTGCATGTCAGCAATTGGCATAAACATGAACTCACCAGGTCCTAAAACTGCAAACCAGTCATCACCTGTTGAAGCTGAACCTACAGCCGATCTTAAACCTACTTTAATATATTCTCCAGTAGTGCTACTTGTGTTATGTAGAAATATATAAGATGCATCGTTTGTTCCGTCTAAAGCTTTATTATCTAAGGTTAGCGCATCTTTAGTACTAGATCCTGTTGTATATAGACGGCCTAGAATTTTTGAATCCCCTGCAGGAGATAAGACATCTGTCTCTGTAAAGCTAATGTTTTGTTTTGCAAACAAATCTGTGCTATTCAGAGTTAATGTTACGTTTACTGTTGCCATATTATTATTTTTAAAATTCGCGAATTAAAGCACAAAAATATAAATTTTCAATAAGGGTGCAAATAATAATCTATAAAATTAGATTTTATGTTTTTGCGTTTATAGCTAAAAAGGTCTTTTTCTTTTTGAGAATAAAGATTTATCCCAAAACCCTTGATCATATATAGTTGTTACTTTCTTTTCTTTTTCTACTTTAATTTTTTTAACTTCTTCTAAGTGATAAACAATCATCATAAATGCCATTACCCTATCGAAGTTTCCTACCTCATTGTAGGATATAAGCTCTTTTAATAAAGGTACACTTCTTATTTTGTGTAGATTTAAAAGGCCTTCATTTTCATATGGTTCTAACAACCACATTTTAATAAGTTCTTCTCCGTACATCTTTAAAGGTTTTGACATGTGCATACCTTTTTGTCTCTGTACTTTACTGTGTTGGATAACATCTTTGATTATTTCAGGCTGATCTGCAAGTAAGTATGTTTCATGTTTATGTTCTAAATACTGAAACAATCCTTTACGTTCGTTCTCATATAAACACTTGGCATTATAAAACTTAAGTAATCTTCTTACATTTTCGTAATACTGGTTAGCTGTCTCAGGCCTCCCTGTATATTCTGCTACAATACGATTAGTTAGTTTATTTATTACAAAAGTAGATCCTAAAGAAGATGTTGTAGATTCATCATGATCATAAGGGTCAGTACCTGCAAGATACATGCCATATGGTATATCCCCGTCTTTATCTTCGTAAGGCATTTCATATATAACAACACACCCTGATATATCATCACTACCTCTAACAGGAAATTCATAGATTGGCTTGAGTTTTGCATTAGGTTTCCATTCGACCTTTTTAGTTTCTGTATTTACAAACAACTCTCCTATGTAGTCATGATTGCGTTCTCTGTTAGATGCTTCTAGTTCAGCAAGTCTAGTTAAAAGATCTGCAACTGGAAACAAATTACCTGTGCGCGTAAGAAATACTTCAGATGGTACAAGCGGTCTATTTTGTAATTCTGCATCTAGAGCACTTCTAGCATTTTTACCTTCTTTTAGTTTTTCTCTAAACTTATCTAAGTACTCTCTTGCAGGCTGCTCTTGCGTATTACCATTCTTGTCTTTAAACTGATTTAGTCCTCTGTAAGCAGGTACAAAATAAGATATTTTACCTTTATCTTCCCATTCATCGTTAAACGAAATCATATCATAAACATCAGGGTTATAGAACATATCTCGTGCATCTACAGTACCTCCACCTTCCATGTCACCACCTGTACCAAGATACATGCAGCTTCCAAATTTATATGCACCGTTTTTCATACATTCTACAGATGCTTCGTGCGACGCTTTAAGATTACTAAACATTCCAATCTCTTCAAGCACCATTACTGCAGGTCTTGTACCGTTGGCAGCAAATGGATTATCTTTAAATGTGCGGTGTTTAATTTTAGATTTAGAACCCATAACTTTCCAGGTTCCACCAAGTTTCTTTTTATACTCTGCAATAATTTCTTTACCAGAGTACCAGCTTCCTCCATATTGTTTAGAAAAAGGAGATGGGTAAAACTTATCTCCAATCTCTATACCGCCTGGTAAATTATCTAAACCAAATTGCGTTTTCTTAAGTATGTCTCCAGAATATTTAGCATCACCTGCTCCCACTACAATCTCAGTTGATGGAGGGTTTTTTATAAGATCAGGATCGTATGCTTTCATTCCATCAAACACAAACTCATGTCCTGCTACACCTCCTGCAACAGAGTATGATTTACCAAATCCACGGCTACCCATCATCATAAAGTTTTTAGCTTCATTTTCAAACAATGGTCTGCCTAAATTCTTTTTATGTGTTCTACGCATATATTCTGCAGCAGGTACATAATGATCTTGTCCTATAAACTCTCTATTACAGGTAAACTCTTTATCATCTTCAAATCCTGAAAATCCACGAGCTTCTACCCAATTGTAAAAAAACTCCCATTCAAGATCTCTAAGAAATGGTTTACCTGGAGTTTTAGTTTTAGAGTGTGCAGTTTTATTAAGAAGTATTGTCCAGAAGTTTACATAAAAATAAAGATTACCTGGCATCCATATGCCACCTACCCAATAACCTTCAATACATCGTTTTTTCTCTTCCCGCCAAAACAATAAGTATTCTTCGCTGGCAGGATGAAACTGAGGTATTTCGTTAAGTAAAAAAGCTTCTTTGTTAATAATCATATTAATCCTTTCTCGGACGCAGACTCTTCTGCTCCTCCTTTTGTAGAACCTTCGTTAGTTTCTTTATCCACGAGTTTAAGAAGACGTTCATAATCCTCAAACAATTTAACATTTGTTTTAAGTAATCCTTCGATAGTGTCTGCATTATCTTCATAAGTAAGTGTATCTAAATATAATGTTTTTTCATCCATCTTTTTATTCCATACCATAAGTTGTCTTTTGGCTGGAGTTACTAAAGATCTTTCATAATAAACCATTGCTTCTTTATATTTATCCCAATCAAACTTTTCATCCTTTAAATGATCTTTAGCAATTATATTTTTTCGTGTGGGATAAGAGATATTAGAAAATTTAGAATCTGGATCCACTAAAAGAGCAATAGCCCACATTATCTGTGAGCTTTTGCCTTTTGCTTTGCTTTTATCTTCTTTATAGATAGCAGCAAAGGGGGAGGGGACCTTAAGTTGTGGATGTAATTTCCAAAAATTTACATCCGTGTCGAATCCTTCTAGTATCATTTTACAATGCCTAGTACATCGAACATATTCATTTGGAAATATTCTACTTCACCTACTCGCACCATAAATCCTTGGCCTTTTGGTATAACAATATCTCCAACTTTTACGTTTTTAACATCTTGACTAACTGCTACTACTTTAGCGTGCCCGTCTCTTTTATCTCTCTCTTCTTTTAACATAGACTCGGATTTGATAATCCCGCTATCTGTTTCTTTCGCCACCTCTGGCATTTCAACAACAATATGTTGTCCTAAAGGTTCGTATTTAATCATGGTTACCATTTTTTAAGTGGGCAGTGTGATTGCATTGATCTTGTTTTAGCAATCAGTGGGCACCCACATTTTGTACATCTATTTTTAACGTTAAACTCGCAAGTAGAGCATATACTAGCTCTAGCCTTTGCAATCTTTTCTACATGTTCATTTGGGAATACTACATTCTTCCAACCATTAAAGATTTCAGACAGTTTCTCTGTTGCTGTTTTCTTTTTTTCTTCCTGTGGACTTTCTTCCATTTTTATAATATTTAAATCTATTCTTTTTAACTGTAAACATACCTAAATGTTTTAATCTAAGAGATTTAAAATCTCCCTCACTTATAACATCTTTAAGAACTTTAAACTGAGATTTAACAATTAAATCTATTTTAAATTCACTTATATCGTACTTCTTAGCTAATTCTTTTATTAGTTTGTCCACGATATTTTATAGGTTATTTCTATTCCATTAGTCTTAATATTGTCTAAAATACTAGGATTAATCTTTTTGTCCACAATCATTTTCTTTTTACGAAGCATAGTAATATGATTATTAAAAGATGCTTCAGACATACCAATAGATTTTCTTACCATCTTTCTAACAGGAGTAGAAAACAATAGTTTGTCTATATCTTTTTTGTTTTTGTTATTCTGCCATACAGA